AACCTTTACGCGCAGCAACCCGTCCCTCTTTATCAATAATGCAGTTATCTGCAACTGACGCAAAGGTAGGGTCTTGAGCTAACGGGGCATCTTGAGTGTTTAAACCCGCAAACCCTGGAGCCGTAATAGTTATGCTTTGTAGTTTCTGGGCCATTATCGTACCTGAAAGGTTAACTCAGAAGGATATCTGTTAGCGTCAAATGCAATAGCGTCAGATAAAGCAGTGGAGGCTACAGCGAATTGTTCTGCTGCACTCTGACCTCCAGTCTCACCCCTTTCCCTCAAAGCCATAGCGTATGCTAATTGAATCACTGGGTTGGTAGGTGCTAACAAGCTATCTGAGTCAGTAGTCAAATCAGTCTGTGGTTTAACAACATCAAACCTTAAAGCGTATGCCGCATCAGGCTTTGGATAAACTTGAACCTCTAAATCTCTATTAGAATCCGTCCCTACAAATGTAAAATAATCAGGAGAGCCTGATTGTGGTGTAGTGTTGTAGGTTACGTTATTAAAGTATTCTTTACTTCTAAGGTGCATAAATCTTTTAGACGTAGTGTTCATTACGTCTTTTATAACAGCCAAGTCACCACTACCCGTAAGTGAGTAGGTATCTGTACCACTTACAGTGTTAACAGTTATAGAATCCCTTAAAGCAGTCCAGTCAAAAGAGTTCTCAACTATCTTTTTAGCGTCATTAACTAGGTCGCCAATCAAGGATGAGTAGTCTGTACCATTAACGGTATCTACTGTATCCTCTCTTAATCTGCGGAGGACGTTATTAATTAAGTCTAAGTATGTCATTAGAATCGCCTTCCTATAGATTGAAGCATTCCTAAAGCCTGCGCTACGTTATTTAATTCTTTAAGTTTTGGCTCAAATAATTCTCTTGAAAACATCTGTTCAGTTACAGGGGTACTCTGAATCAAAGCCAGCATCCCCATCTGAGGGGTTGGTTGAGGAGTTGGCTGAGGAGTTGGAGTCTCAGTCAGGATTTGAATAGGTGTCTCAGTAGGTGGCGTATCGTCTCCTAGAGGCCCATCAAATATCCCACCGCCGCCTGATGGCTCGTCATCTGGCTTACCACTTGGTGTTCCTGTAGAGGTTCCTGTAGTCCCTGTAGGAGTTCTAACGGTATCCTCTGCTCCGTCTCCAGCAGTGTCGCCTGCTCCATTGCCATCAGTATCGCCCACACCATCCCCTACTCCATCACCATCCCCGCCACCATTGCCACCAGGTTCATCACTAACGCCTTGGTTTTGAATTGCAGTACCAGATTCAGTTGCAGCCTGATTGATAGACTCAACACTATTACCTGTAGCCTGTGCTACCTCACCTACAGATATGCCTCTTTGATTAACTAGGTCTACAACATTAGTAATTGCATCTTTGTTGTAAGCACCAAATACATCAAACGCTAAATCTATAAAGCCTTTTAAATCTAGCTCATCTTTATCTGTATCTTTCCAGATTTGATTAGGGTCATCTGTTACAACGCCCTCTACCTCTGGAATTAAGTCCACCATGCCTACTGCGCCACCCTCAGGCTCAAGAGGGCCAACAAAAGGCTCAGATATATCGTCCACTGTTATTTCATTTTTTGTAGTGTCAGCAAAAACATCCTCTTCAGGCAAAGGCTGACCAAAAGCATCATAGCCAGCAGCCATTAAAGCTGCATCCACAGCGTCTCTAGGTATGCCTAACATCTGTGTAACAACATCTGAGCTAAAACCAGACTCTCTTAAAAACTCCGCAGTTACATCTGCCTGTTGCTCTGGGGGTACAAGTTCTTGTATTTGAGATAAGACCATATAGGCGTTATCAGCTAAAGATTCGGCAGCCTCAAAGCGGCCTTCCATTTCTTCTTGCATCGAAGGACTAGAAAGCTGAGATAAAATATTATCTAACAACCCCATAAATTGTGGGTCGCCTGCTTGACCGCTTGGGCTTCCAAATGACTCAACAGTAATAGACATTACTCTTCCTCAACCATGTTAGTCAGCATATAGTGAGCGTTGTATTGCAAAATCCCTACTAAATATACTGGGTCTAATCCTTGCTCTATCTTTTCTAAGCACCACTCATAAAGCTCTGCGTCTGCTTGTTCAGCAATAGAGTCCATCTTGTTAACAGGAAACTCTACGATAGTCATCATTTTTCTCTTGAGACACCCTTAGTTTTTTCAAAGGTTCTCATTGCACCTAAACCTAACATACCCATTAGAACAGGCATCATTTCACTCAACGCTATTAAAGGGACTTGAACACCAGTATCAAATAACTCTAAAGCCATATTGACAAAGGGTATTACCAGAAAGTTTCCAGCCATTCCCAAAGCGCATATCCAACCAATGGCAGGTCGCCAACCAGCAACAAACATACTATTGTGGGCTGCTTCAACTTTATTGACCTCAATCTGCGCCATGACCTGCTCTTGAGCATGACGCTCAGCCATAGTAGCTATTTCGTGAGAGAGCTTCTCTTTCAAGTCTTTATCAGGTACTACCTTGTCTAAGATAGAGCTGATTGGGCCAATCAACGCACTTATCATATGAATATAACTGCACAGAATAGGATAACAATAAGACCCAAAGTACAGACAACTACTCTGCCTGCTTCTTCTTCAGTCATATCCTGAACTTTCTCGCGTATCATTTTTCCAATTCGTCTCATAACATTCTTCCTATTACAGTCACAGTAGCTACAATTAGTATCCAAAATAATCTTTCGCCAAAAGCAACAGACGGTGACATCTTCTGTAGCTTATCATCCATCGTGTTTATTCTATCTTCAATGGACGTTTGACGATTAAAGATAGTGGTGATTCTTTCCTCTACACGGGCCAAAGACACAACAGCTTCTTGAAGGTCGTCAATTTTGCTTTCAATCCTGTCTATTCTATTTTCCAACTAGACTCACCGAATAGAAAACAAACATTACTCCTATAAAGCAACCCAACACTACTGATATATCTATCATGGCCGCTCTAGTTTGTGCTGCTTTCCTTGCCTCTGCTATCCTTAAATTCCTTATCCTTGAGCGTTCCCTTAACATATCGTGCCAAAGGTTCGCGTTACCCGTCCAATAGAATAAATCCTTCAATTCCTTTTCTAGCTGCTCTGCCTTCTGTTTCTGGAGCGTAGCCTCTAGTGCTTGGCTTTCTACTGAACTACTACCTAGCAACTTGCTTATCTTACTTGTAGTCTTTGCTTTTTGTTCTAGGACGCTGACTTCTTCTCTAGCATCCCAGAACTTACTAATTACTCTTGTTAAGTCTTGTACTTCTTTCCCTTTATGGACGGCTTTCTTAATAAAGTTAAATGCCTGGTTAGCTGCTGCAACAGCTGCTACTATTTCTGCTGGCATTCTAGTACACCTTTATTCCATCCTCGTTTGGGTTAATTAATATCGGCTTACAATATGTCGTTATTACCTGAGTGCTTGGAGAACCTCTTCGCCTTAACTTAGCTGCAAATAAATTACAGGTGTCTAAATTATAAAAGCACATAGCTTCGCGACAACTATCGTTAGCTACCTCCACACCTCCAATGGTCATAATTAATACAAATACATGAGCCACAATCTTAATCAATATGTCTTTCAACCGACTCGTCTACAGTCTCCAGAGACTCTTTTAACATCTTTAAAAATGAATCTTTGCCGACTTGTAGTTGTTGAAGTTGGAAGTTCATATTCCCAATCTTCCTATCCAAATCTAAACAGTGGTTGGTCAGAACAATCTGCTCTTCTGTGAAATTAGCTGTGTCGTATTCTACTTCGTCTATCGTAATCATCTGAGATTTGTTGTCTTTACTCATTAGATTTCTCCGTTATTTACCAAGGTGTTCCTGTAGTAGTTACAGGGTTTTTATCAGCCTCAATCTTTTGAGTAAGGCTAGATTCGGTTGCGTCTTTGTCTACTGAGTCCCAGACCCAAGCCAGTACGTCAGCTTCAGTTAAAGAGTCATAGGCTACAAAGCCGTCAGCAGTTGCGTCTGGTGTAAAGCCACAAGTGCCGTAAGCAGAGGCAGAGTAGGTGTTTTCACCTACAGTTTCTTCTGCTGATACTCGCCAGTGGGCCACGGTGACTCCACCGTCTGATGTGTTTCTTTCTAATTGAGCAATTGTCCAATTCATTATTCAGTCTCCTGTGATGCTTGATAAGCCGCTATGACTTCTGGTGTGTGAATCGCAGCGCAAATAGCCTGTACCTCTGGTGATTCGTTAGAGTAGTCCTGACCTGCTGAGATAACGTGGCGATGGTAGCCAGATGAAAGCTCTACGCCGTCTTCCATTACCTTGGTACAGGTTCTGACTTGTACTGTTTTGTACTCACCTATGATTTCTATTTTGTCTTCTGTAATTACTTTTTCTAACATTGTATTTTCTCCGTCTCAAGCATCCACTTGAAATAATTAAGCTGTTTCGTAAGTTATTGTAAAAAATATATCTGTTTCTGTATCAATAAAATCTCCAGCAGTAAGTTCGGCGGCATTTGCATTGCTAATCATTTCCATTATCCTAATGTAAGATTGTCCATCTCTTATTTCTGGTACTAAATAAGAATTTGCAATATTTACTTTTGAAGCTCTAAGTGTCCCAGCATATAAAATTAAACTATCGTTGGCTTTTGCTGTAAAAGGAAGACCAGTAACATTTATGTTGCCTAAAGCTCCTGTTACATTGAAATTTGGAACAGTCCCCCAAACCGTAACACTTTGACCAGTTTTAACATAAGACCCTGTGCCACTTGTTGCGCCAGATGTAGGAGATGTTGTTGAAAAGTCTGCTACAGGAGTCCAAGTCCCCTCCTCATAATCATCCAGCTTATTAGCCGAAGTTGTACCGCCTAAGTAAACGCCGCCTGATAGGTAGAGGTCTTTGAAGCGCCTGCTTGAAATTCCTAAATCCGTAACTCCGTCAGAAGACCCTCCTGCTGTGCTTCCAGAAGGGCTTATAGACCCGCTCTCAAAGCGTAGGTTTGCAGTACCATTACCTATATTTAAGTTACCGCCACCTGCACCAATACTACCTACGGTTGTGCCGTCTTTGCGGAATGCAGCAATAGCACCATCAGTAGACTTCCTGTTCAAAATCATCACGCCTGATGACTCAGAGCTACAAGCAAATATCTCACCGTTTGTTGTTAGTGAAATACCTTCAGTGCTTGTTACATTAACATTGTTGTAAACAGAACCAGTATGCCCAACAAGCAAGTTGCCGCTGCTGTCTATGCGGAGGCGTTCTGAGGCGTTAGCACCAAACCTCATAAAATTATTGGTATGGTTGTATTCTATATATCCAGAGTAAAGCGCAGAACCAGATGTACCATCTGCAAAATAAATGTTTCCGTAATTAGTCGCAGATGAATAAATTGTCATTCCAGCTTCACCAGAGCCAGAACCTACTACAAGATTTCTTCCACCTGTTAAAAGACTGCTAGGACTATTAGTGCCAATACCAACATTGCCGCTGTTATCTACGACAAGCCCATCTGTCCAACTTATAGTATTTCCATTTGTACCAGATGCTGCTACCTGAAGATTTATAGTGCCAGCACTAAATGCGACTTGAGATGCAGCCACGCCAGTTGTTCTGTACTCATCGTTTCCAGCAGAGTTTCTATAACTACCCTGTGCAACACCCGCTTCGTTGTAGCTGTCACGACCCCACGCAAAGAATGAATTGTCTATCGTAAGGGCGGTTCTGGTAGAAGATGTAGTTTCCAGCACTGAAACACCAATACCGACATTGCCACTGCTGTCTATGCGCATGCGTTCTGTGCCAGCAAGAGTGCTAAACGTCAACGTATCTGCGCGTAAACCGCTTGATAGGTAGAGGTCTTTGAATTGTCTAACACTTGAACCTAAATCAATAGTCGCATCTATTGTTGCTCCATTTTGCATTGGAATAAATGCGCTTGAATTAAATTGCAGGCCACTATTTGTGTTACCTGAAACCTGTAATGCCCCCCCTGAAGCACCAATACTACCTACGTCTGTGCCGTCTTTTCTTAACAAAATGATTGAGCCATCAGAATCCATTCTGTTAAATAAAGCAGTAGTTTCGTTGCTTCTGGCGGCGGAAATGTAACCAGTTGCTCCAAAAGCTACTCCTGCATCGCCACCCGCACCGTTGTTTGACGGATTAATATCAGTAGTACCCACCAGCAAGTTGCCACTGGAGTCAATGCGCATTGCTTCTGTGTTGTTGGTTTCAAACGCAATATCATCTCCGCTTGCGCCAAAGCGCGGCTCTGTTACTGTATTGCCATCTTTTAACTGAATGCGTTGGTCACCAGAACCTGTACGCTCAAACAAAGCTGTGTTTTTTACTGAATCAGATACATGAAGAGTATTTGAAGGACTCGTAGTACCAATACCCAAATTGCCACTGCTGTCGATGCGCATACTTTCACCTGCGTCTGCGCCAGCAGAGCTTGCTGCAACAGTGTTAAAGGTCAAATATGCGTCATCACCCAAAGAACCGGCAGCATAAGCCCCAATGTATGCCGCTACGTTTTGCCCCTCACCTGAATTGTCTTCGTTGAACCAATCAATTCTTCCAATAAGGTCGTTTTGGGCGTAGCTTTCACTCTCTCGCGTTAGAGTTATAGTCCCGCCAGTAGTTGTCCCTACTACCAAATCGCCTGAAGCATTAGATGAAGATGAAACGCCAATTGAGGCTGTGCCTGATAGGTAGAAGTCTTTGAAGCGTCTTGTTGCCGCCCCTAAATCAATAGCCGCATCTCTTGAACCACCTGTAGAAGTAACAGGCGCAATTTCGCTTCCTAAGAATGCAATATGCGAATCAGTACTATATTCAGACCCAATGTACAAATAGCCACTGTTAGTACCAATAACACCCACGCTTGTGCCATCTTTGGCAAACTCAGCTATGCTACCATCAGTTGTATTACGGCGAACATAAAGCGGCCTTCCACTATCTCTTATAAAAGAAACAAATCCCGGGCTGCTACCGCTTAATCGTATTCCAACACTTGTACTATCGTTTACAGTCTTACCAACTAACAATGAGCCGTCTGAAACAATACGCATTGCTTCTGAGCCAGCAGTAGAAAACCCTAAAGTATCTGCTAACGCTCTAAACAAACCAGTATTTGAGTCTGAATCAAACGTAAAACTAGGAGAAGATGCGTTACCAGACGAGCCAGTTATAGTGCCGCCAGTTATAGTGCCGCCAATGTATAGATTACGCCATTGCTTGCTTGTTGAGCCGAGGTCATAAGTATCATCAGTGTTAGGAAGAATGTGAGAATCAACATCAGCATTTAGCGATATTGAGTCTGTATCTGCATCACCAAAAGTTAAATTGCCTGAAATTGTAGCGTTGCCTGTTACTGTTAAATTTCCACCAATACTTAAATCATTAGAGGCTGTTACATTACCCGTAAGAGTAGAAGCACCCGTAATAGCAAGAGTTCCACCAGCTGTTACGTTGCTAGAAAACGTCCCCGTAGAACCAGCAACAGTCCCGCCGCTAATTGAACCAGTAACATCGCCCGTAACATCGCCAGTTAAATTACCAGTAACATCACCAGTAATATCTCCTGTTACATCTCCTGTAAGGTTTCCAGAAAATCCTGAACTAGATGTTACAGTTCCAGAGGCAGTAATAGCACCAGTTGTAATTGAAGAAGGATTAGTTCCAATCTCAATAATTGTTGCACCGGAGTCCTCCGTAAAGAGTCTCTTGTCTGCGGTATTTACAGCAAGCTCACCTTGTACTAAGTCTGAGGCCGTAGGAACGGCTGACGAAGTTGAGGAAAACTTAGTAATAATTGTTGCCATCTATTTCACCACTTAACTTTATCTGCCCAGTAAGCTGCTGAACATTTGCCTTTAGCAATGTTCTTTGCGTGACGCGCCTTAAAAGACTTCCTCCTCGCCTTCTCTGCCGCTGTCTTCGGATTCTTGCCAGCACCTTTAACGCCCTGCTGACCAAAGCGAATTGTCTTAATGCTTCCATCCCCACACTTAGCTACAACAACGTGGCTTTTAGTAGGGTGGTTAGGAGTCCTCTTAGGTTTGTTAAAACCAGAGACACCTGCTCTTTCTAATCTTGGGTCTTTCTTTTTCATAATAAAAAGTCAGGGGGCCGAAGCCCCCTAACCTATCCTAACTTATACGTCAGGGACACAAAGGATGAAGCCAGCCTCTGGACGATGTGCTTGAACACCATAAAGGGTGTCAGCAGTGTACAGAGTTGACAAATACTCTTGCTTGTACTGAGTTTGTGAGCGAACGCTCATTTGCTCAGCCAGGACAAGGGCATCCTTGTGAATGAGGTAAGCACCGCGAACATCAGCAGCACCAACAGAGTTGGAAGTTGCGTCTTCAATGAGAGGGCAGTTAGAAGAGACATAGATGTCAATTCCATAAACTGAACCAATCAAACCAGACTGGACAGTTGCACCTTCACGGAAGTCAGCAGATACATAACGCTCAGTACCCATGATTGCAGAACGCAGCGCAGGTGGAATGATAAATGCGCGGTCAGTCATAGGAACATCAGCATCATCCATACGCTTAATCAACGCGCGGAAGCCAGCATCTGTGAATACGTCTGCTGCTACAACAGTGTCGTCAGTGTAAGCAGTCAGACCAGTAGAAGCGTCAACAAAGAACGTATTTGCACCTTCCCATGCAGTACCAGTACAAGTACCAGTAACAGGAACAGTCAGGTCAAAAGTACCACTACCAAAACCAGTACCAGCGCGGAACAGGTCATCATCAACCTGCTTAGCAAGAGCGTAAC